GGTTTTGGTTTTTTGCTCAAAAACAGAATACTGCAACGCCTTCTTCCTACGGTACATTTTTTCAAAATGGCAGTTCTTCAGTTGCTCCTGTTGGCAACTTGTTAGATTTAACTAGACACATTAATACAGATTCTTGGCAGTATCATGGTCATCGTTCCTATAAAATAGGTAACGCCGTTTGGGACACAACAGGTGCCGCTCCTGGTGCCGGTAATTTTGCTAATAACGACTTCAAATATAATGTTCGTTTTAGTATTGATTGTACTCACATGATGGTTAAAAATGTAGATTATAATGATGGAACATCTATCCCATTTTCTCGTCCACTTTTAGTGATGTTTGAAGCTTTAAATGCTGATGGATCTACTACTAATCCTCAGTATTTTACTTGTGAGTTGTACTATAATATAACGATTACTTACACTGATCTTTAATTATAATTTACAAATATATCTTTTTAAAAAGTTATATTTTTATACTTCCACGCCCACCGCAGGTTGGAGCGGAGCGACGTATTTCGTCTTCATTTCTTTAATTTCAAATCTTCGGTCAAGTTGGTCGGCCCTCTCTCCGATAGCTTTACCATATTCAAAATCAAAATATTCGTGTGGATGTTTTGGACTTGTTATACAAATCATTTTCGAAGTGAATGGAATTGGTGTTCTGTTTCTTCTTTTTACGAACATGGCATATTCATCTACAAGTTCGAGCAAGAATGCTAGAGTGCAACGTCCAGTTCTGAATTCTTGGATAACAACTACTTGTTGTTGTCGATATCCATCCCACCATCCATTGTCTTCTCCCCATATATATATATCCTTTGGATTATATGAAGACAGAAAGGCATGGGACTTACCAGTTCCTGTAGGTCCCCATAGCCATTTTCCTTTTGTCCTTTCTGTTCTCCATTGACGGTTGGTGAATACATCCTCAATTTTTTCCAATGTCCTTCCATATTTGTGATACGCCATTGGATTTTCCAACATTATGTCTTCCACGGACATGTCTCCAGACATAAGTTGATCTCTTAGAAAGCCTAAATCGTTACGTTGCCCTTGGTATGGAAAAGTTCCAAATTTTACAAGTTCAGATTCTTTCGAGCAATAATCTACATTTTCATAAATGGAGCCTCTCATGGGTTTGAAATAAGCTGACTTTCCTAACCACTTTAAAACAAATTTTATCATTGCACCAAATTGTTTTTCAGAGTGGAATCCACAAAATGTTTGCCAGTGATGACGTCCAGTTGTTGGGCAAATCTCGCTACCGTATGCGAGAAATTGTAGTTTTTTTGGGTCGTATTTTGGAGGATCGTCTTTTTCCAGATAAATTGTGAGAACAAAATTTTTTGCTGGTTTTTTATCCTCCGTTTCTTTTTCGGAATTCAGGGGTTCAATATTACCCCCTGAGTTCTTCGTCAGTTTTTTTGGTCCCATTTAGATTTTAGAGTATTTTTAATTTTCTTTAAGGTAGTTTTAAAAATGAATTTTTTTTTATTTTATTTCTCTACTTTAAAATGCCACGTGTAAAAGGAACTTTTAAGGGAATGATTTCGAAAAAGAAATCCAGAAAGTCCCGTCCCGTTAAAGCTGTCCGTAAAACGGCAGCAAAGTTTGTTCGCCAAACTGTTCTAAGTCTCGCTGAGAAAAAGACAGCGAGTTTTACAGCAACGGTTCCCTTTGCTAATATATCATCAACTAGTTTTATAACAAATAATCAGTTGGTGTTGTCTCCTTATCCTGGTTTTGTAGATATTCCTCAAAACACAAGTCAATCCGGGAGAATCGGAAATCGTATTCGTATTCGTAAGTGTATGTTTACAGGTGTGATATTTCCTCATTTATATCATGCAACTTTGAATCCCGCTCCCAAACCTCAAGAAGTAAGGTTTTGGTTTTTTGCTCAAAAACAGAATACTGCAACGCCTTCTTCCTACGGTACATTTTTTCAAAATGGCAGTTCTTCAGTTGCTCCTGTTGGCAACTTGTTAGATTTAACTAGACACAT